CTGACCTAAGCTAAAAGCCTCGAGACTAATCTCGAGGAAAAATACCTAGATCAACCCTTACAAAAGAGTCAGATTAGTCTCGCGATGCGCTAGCACCGCACCTGGAGGTCAGCTCCAGGATTATACGCGTACCCATGTCTCCATGGTTGCACACGCATTGGTCGAATCCTAATAATAAAAAATAAGATCACAGGACGGATTCTTGCGTCACTTCCTGTGAAATTTATATAAATTATGTATGTAATATATATGAAATGAGGTCTACGTGTTCTCGGTCACGATGTACTCCCAATAAATGGGAACTCCAGTAAAGAAGAACAGTGAGAAGTCCTCGCCAACAGCATCATGCTGTTGGTAGTTGGTAGAAAATTGTTCGGGCGTTGGACCGCGCTCATCAATATTTACGTCAGTAGTATAGACGTTGTGTGAATTGCAGTCCAATTCTTGTGCACTAATAGTCCGTGCAGTGGAAAAACGCTTGGGTAAGTAGTACGGAAATTCCACTTCTATGGTATTGTTAATGCCAAGATTAGTGGCCACGGATGCATTTCCAGAGGGTGGAGCCCAACGGGCTGTGAGAAACCTCTGAATTTTTGCCCTTTCCTCAGTCAAAGAAATAGCATTGGCAGCATAAACTCCGTTGGCAAAGTTTTTGAATGTGTCACGCGTGATAACAGGTGTTTGTCGTGTAGTGGGTGCAGAGAAGAAATACTTCTTGCGATATGCTCCACGAACACCTGCGTACGCTGGCGTAAACCACGAATGATATGCGGTCGGGCCAACAGTGAGTTTTGAAGTGCCACTCACTGACACATCCACGCCATCAGGATCCCATCCCGAATGATATGGTGCATTTTTGTTCAATAAACGATTCAAACGAACCGTGTCTTGATTGGCTAAAGTTGGGTACCAGAAGCGCGTAAACACGTAACGCTTACATAGTTCCCGAATAGAACAAGGGGGATCGCCGTAATACACCAAATAAGTAGGATCATCCTGAACACTTTTACTACCAATAGTTAGGAGTTCTCCACTCGCGGTGGGCTTGTCGGACATGGTTGTGTCCCCGGTCTCAACGTTGGGTGCCGAACTTTGCGATTCCAAAATATCATTAGGCTCAGGCCACAGATGGTAATTAGATAAATCACTATTCTTAGGCCCAGCCAGTTTGAAATCATCGCACGCAGACACGAACACATTGATCGAAATTGATGCGTCAGCACTCGGACTAACCAAGTCATTGAGCACAGCAAGTTCCAGAATCCCGTTAGACTGTCTAGCCGAATCACCTGTGTTGACAAGACGTGTGCCTGCCGAAAAGTTTGATCCAGAGGAATAAGGGACTCCGCACTCACGCCATGGCACACTTTGGCCCCAACCTACAACGATCTCAAAATCGTCTGTTTCAGCGATGTCAATAACACGAGAATAATTCGTGTTGTAATCAACTGAAGAGGAAAACTGGTTGGGATCCCATCTAGCTAAGATTCGACCCTTATGAAAATCACTCTTCACAATTTGGAACCGGAACTTGAGGGAACCTTGCCAACTCTCAAAGCAAGTGCACATATGCGCCAAAGGCGTCATGTGAATCTCACCTTGAATATTATCGAGCTGCATGGGTAGAACTCGAGTGTTCCAGAGTAGCGTGTCTGCACTATCAGAAGGGGACCATTCGAACTGAGTGAGATAAGACTCACGAGTTACGTAGTCCAAAATACCCATCTCATCAGTTCCATCCAACCCGACAGTGCGCGAATCAACTGTTAATTCAGCCTTGCTGTCCAATGTAAGCTTCATCGCTCCATCCGCAGCATCAGTATTAGACAAATTCCCAGTGGGTAATGGCTTGAATTGCTGAATGTCTGAAACAATATTCGGTCGCGAATAACCGAACAGTTGAGCGATTCTACTCGTAGCATTGGCTCCAATTTCAGTGGCCCTCATATAAGGACCAATCAGAGGCAAGGAAGAAAGAGCACCAGAAGCTTTTGCGACAGCTGTTGCGGGCTTGGAAATGATACCTTGCCCATACTCGTCGCGAGCTCCTATTTTATTGTTCATATCTTTACCTGACATGCTCTTCATGCGACGCCCACTCTGCGAAGTCAACACAGCAGGCGGCGGACTGGAGGCTGTAGGAACCGTAAGAACGATATCCTCAGCCCAAATGTAGGTAGTAATGGTAACTGGATCATCACCACCATTTGCATGTAATAGATTGCCAAAAGATGAAATTACAATCTCACCCATATCTCGCCAATCACCTTCCGGAATTCGTAGGTAATTATTTGGCCAGAAAAAGGGCAAGCTAAGCTCACCGCCAGTGTTCTTGGTGGGATTGAGAAAGAAATGCGGCTTCTGTGATGCCTGAATCAAATCCTGCGTGATGAAGTTCCGGTCAACAGTGACCTGATCTCCCGCTATAAAAGGATTGTAGGCAACAAGAGCGCGTCCGTAATGGAACTTTGTACCAGAAATAACCATCTTGACATTAAGTTTCATCCTAAGCAATTCATAATTCTTGATCTTGTCTCTCACAAAAGAGTTTTCACAGAAGGAAGCCCAGGGATTAAACTTGTAAAAGAAAGGCTGACCAACAACCCATGATTGTGCGGACTGTCGAATGGGTCTTTTGAGGAAATTCCCCAATTCACTATCCGATGTGTTAGCTAAATTCATGGTTGGGTCATATGCTCCAACTTTTTCAGTCACCCATCCAGCATCCTGGTCGGCAAATGCAGTAATCTGCTCAGAAGAGGTAGGTGCCAGCTGATTCTCGTTAGTGCCAGGCACAGGCTGTGAATCGCCAACAACTCCCGACTGAGATTCAAGTGCACCATTTTCCAATGAAGCAATACGCTCCTTCAAATGATGGACATGTCGATACTTCTTGACCAATTTTTCCTTCAACTCCTTGTTACGAGTCCGCAGACTCTCAATTTCTGACGAAGCAGGTAAAGTTCCAACGCGTTCAAGTTTATGCGGTGTATGTAATTTGGTGTGTTTAATGAGGACACCATCCTCGATATGTAAATCAGTGTTTTTACTGAGGTCACTGTCCTCTGATATAATATGTAAACTAGTAATGCTTTTTTACAAATATTGTGAGCGATGCATCAAACGACTTCACAACAGTGCTGTTTTTGTGGGCGTCACCCCGTTGCTAAATAACAACTATATACATGACTATTCACATAGCTGTCCATGAGGAGTAGGTAATGCAGAACCTACTACTCATGCGTTAATCAAATGTGAACAAATATTTTTAGCTTATCCAGCGCATAATTGCGATGGCCCAAGGTATTAGAAGCCCCCAGGGCGGGCTGCGAAGTTGACCTAGAGGTCAAACTTCTTGCGGTACCACGCCTTACGCTCATCATAACTCATGATGGGGCCAACATGTCCTAGAACCCCAGAAACACGTGCCACATCTTCAAGCTGTGACTTACGCTTATCGTACTCCTCACGTCCGAATTCAAAATATTTGAGAGCAACATTCTGGATTGCCTCAGCACTAGACTGTTTCATAGACAAAATTCTGGACTCAATGTGAGTGTGCAACATTTTAGCAATGGAATCCTCTTCTACAGGGGCGCGATAAAGTTTCAAATCATCGTCCCACACTGCATAATGCTTCAAGAAAGAGGCACTCTGCAAAGGAATGAAAGGTACCGATTCGGCTTCTTTGTCGGCCATAGTATAAGTTATGCCGACCTTAGCCAATTGCTCCACAATAGCTGTATGGTTAAAATCATCGTATCCGCGGGCAACGGTCATGATGTTGTCATCACCATATGTCTTGACGGAAACCTTACGCCAAAAGAGGGGAATTCTCCACCAATACTTTTCATGAGCTATAGCATACCAACAATAACGTAAATACAGTGAATTGACAAAACTATTAACAATCACTGTCAAGGGGTGCCCAGATGGATTCGACCCCATGAATTGCACAATAGTGCCAAAGTAATCATAAGTCGGATAACAAATTTCTGTGGCAATGCCTCGCATGATTGTTATATCATCCTCACCGTAATTTCCACTCCTCTCAGCAAGGCGAATCATCAGTTTGAAAGCAGCGAGCATAAATTGAGGACTCATCCGTCCATCAAACTTAGCGTAATCACCCGCAATGCAGCGATCCCAGCCATGCTCACCAATCTTCTCAAACATTTTAGTCCACTCTGGTGATTGAACATTGACTCCAACAGCGCACTCAGTTGCTTCGGGATTGCGTTGCACCAAAGCAGCTATAGTAAGGAAGTATTTCCGCACCAACATAATAAATGGCATATTGGCAGCAGCGAAAACACGAACTTTGTCTTTTGTCAGCTTGGTAGGCTCATCTTTTAAAGATGCTTTAAAAATCGTGTTGATAGACCTCCCAGCTAAAAGTTCTTGTTCCATCATGGCTACTTCCTGCAGAATCGCAGGATCAACATCACGCGGGCAGGAAATACCCTCCACAATGCGATCAGAGTTTTTGACGCGTTGAGATTTCGGTCCTTTTCCAGGAAAACCCAAAACTGTACTGAAGTTCATGGCATTAATGCCCACAACTCCATCCCAACCAGCTAAAATGGCATCGTTGCACAGTTTTCCAAGCCTATCCAATTCTGATTTAGGCAAAGTGAGCAGAAGAGTTTCAAAATCTATCACAGCCTTCTGCATGAATTCTGAATTGAATCGAGTTGCTGTGTCCACTTTTCCAGCAAGGTCCAAAACCTTGTGTCGCCGAGCATCAATCTGCTTAGGCTTGTCATGCTTTTTGTCAATAGACATGATTGAATTGGCAGCTTCTGAAATCACAGAAGTCACAACAGCACTCTTACGAGTGCTACCAGAACTCATATTGTGTCCACCATGAATACGGATTTTCGCGTCAAGCGGCAATTCATGTGTGGGGCACTTAGGGTGAGGAGGGGTCAAGGGACCAAACTCAACTCCCATGCTGCGCGTTTTCAAGGGGGTAGCAGAATGTGAAACGAGTACCCCAGGCCTAGCTTCCAGTTCATCAATAGCATCATAAATTTGCTGGCGGGTTAAGGCTCCCGCACCTCCATCCAGATTTTCTCCGGCGAGGTGGTGACCAGCAATGAAAGGCATACCGTGAACTTGACCTACTAACGTGGCCATGCACAATCCTCCAAAAGTTGGCTCAGGAAAACTGTACTTATAACCTTGAAATCTACCACCCTTGGTGGTCACAACTTCACCTCTGGTGGCTGTCATTTCATCATATGTGGCAATTTCTCCACCTTTGTTATAAACAGTTGTGACGAGAACCTTCTTTCCCTCAGCAATAAACTTTGGATAATACTCAATAATATTACGATGAACTCCAGCACCAGGACACCACCACACAGCAAAATCTGTGTTGGCAATCCTTTTGGTAACTTTATCGTCCAGGGGCATATTTTTGAATGTATGACCTCCAATCTTCATAAGTGTGACATACTCAGTTGCCTTCTTGACGAAATGATTGGGTAACATTAATATATTGCTCTTCAAAGGTATAACATTGCAGAATTCTCCTGTGTCCTTAACTACATTCATCAATTTCTTGCCAATAAAGCCAAGGAATTTTGGAACACTAATGCAGCGTGACATCTCACTAATTCCAGCATCGCCAAACATATATTGTCGTTCTCGAGCATGCGTATCCCAGTGTTCTACTTCTTTTTGCCAGCTTTTAGCATCGGGCTTCAAAACGATTGTGCCAGCTGTTTTTGGTATAGGCATAGCTGATTGCTCTGTGGGAAGCTTCTTCCGTCCCTTTGCCAACTTGACTAACAACTTCCATATACTGATTAAGGATAAAAGTGTAGTGCAATGCATTTTGGGAAAGGAATCCAAATTGCGAAAATATTCCGATGGTAAAGGAACTTTGATACGTTCAATATAAGCTTGTCGCATCACCCTCATTCGTATGTATAAATACAATGTATACATGATTGTGAAACTTATTACCAGCCATGCGCCTCGTATATGAATTACAGGCTCGCAGAATACTGTCATGAGTACACAAATAATGTAATACCCAACACTCGAATAAATGAGGGACTTCAATGAGTCTCGCATGCAAAAAGTCACAATAATTGAACCAAAGTAAGACATAATCAAAGGTTGCAGGAGAGAATTCACAATTGCAATGAAAATGCGTTCCAATTCAAGGAGATAATCAGTCACTTCCTTGATTGCGGAGGCGGATCCGAGAGCGCGTGCTGCCCCCCTGGGCCGACGGCTTCTCCAGGGGCAATAGCCAGCGGGTAAACCTGCCTGAGAACCAAGAGGCTTTTCCACCACAGGGCAAACTCCACACTTTCCAACTGGCAAAGAACATTTGCACAGGGGCATCTCAGCAAGACTTTTTTGACCATCCACGAGATCCCTCTGATGGGCAAAATGATCTCGGGAATCATCCCTCAGGAAACGCAACATAGTAGTCATATCAACATCAACTAATTCTTTACCCTCATAAACAATCGGGTCATAAACAATCGATTTGGATTTACCAGACTTCTTCTTGTCGCCAGTTTTGGAATCGAAGTACCGAGGTTCTTCGATGGTATATGTAGCATACTCTGGAAACTGGTCGCGAGACATGTGCTTAATCTTCTTCCGATCCAACATGGTAGTTCCACGTTTACGATATTCAGGCTTCACCGTTTGTGTAATGGTGACTTCAAAGCGCCTGTTAATCGACAAAGGTTCATTTGAAAGTTGATTCGACATCAGGTCCTTCACATTGGTTGTGGCAGAGACAACCATAGGCTCAATCATGACTTTGCCTTTCATATCAGCGTTAGCGTTCAAAGCAGCCATAGGCATATTGTTCAAGAACATGATCACAGGTAAAGTAGGTGAGCCTTCAGTGCGGTCCAAAGCAGTATTGCAAATGTCATCAAAAATAACACCCTTATGATAGGATGCGAATTCTGATTGAAATTTATCTTCCATATTCAAGGATGTGATGGCACGTGGACTATAATCGAAACCATTGACCTGCAACACATACCTATTCAGCGCATTGGCAATACAGGACTTCCCAGAACCCGAATCTCCATATTGTAAAAGTCCATATGGTTTGATGCGAATGGTATCCTTCTTAGAAAGTCTCCGTGATGTCTCAATGTCACGCAACATTGCAAGCCTCTGCGAATAATACGCCCTCTCACTCTGTTTACAAGTTTTCAAGAGTGATAAGGATTTCTCAATACATTCATGCACACGCCGGTCAAACAATTCATCTTCGACGTCCGCTTCCCGACCCAAGTCAACACGAGGTTTCTGAGACTTGAGGAAAGTGTATTCATCATCATAAGCATTCTTGGCTTCGGATTGAAAAAATATTTCAACACTTTGACCTGAATAAACCAAGTCCAATTTTGTTATAACCAATTTCGCAAAAGATGCAGCCTTTTCAATAAATTGAACCACTGTCACCGTGTCCCTCAAAGGTTCTGTAACAAAGAATGTTAACCCTTGGAAGGTTACGTTGATTTTCTTTAGAAAGCCAAGAGAAACCATCATACGAAGAAGATGATAGAGCTCATTGAAAACTTCACTTTCTCGGAACAAATTCCAAAATTTTTCAAATTCTTCTGGTTTCGGACACTTTTTGGGTAACTCAAAATTGGGTAACTCAAAATTTTTCCAGTACTCACGGAATCTAGACCAACATTTTGCCAACAAATCTTCGGCCCACGAAGGGGTATTGATATACAACTCTGCAGCACTCTCAGCGAATTCCGCAAACCCAGATTGGGATTCAAGAACTTGCTCCACTTTATTGTGTTTCTTCTCTTTATCCTCCTTCTTTCGTTCTTCCTTCAACTTTTCAGCACGTTTCCGTTTTTCTCGTGCTTTCTTCAAACTTTTCTGGCGTCTTAAATACTTACTTTTGCCATAGCCGCTTTGACTAGGTAAAGACAACATCGTATTACACAACCACTGAACGAAATAGCGGTAAATCACAAGACCATGCAAAAATAGCATGTCTCTGATAAAACCACCCCAAACCATGTACCAATTCCATGGGTATTTGGGGTGATATGTCCAGAATAACAAAAAACAAATACTCCTGCCGTTAAACTTCGGAAGCAGGAGTTTATCCTTGCGGACCATATAAATGGCCAGCGCTAAAAATCCAAGTAATGCCATAAAGGCTAAAGGTAATTCAAACCAATACTGAACGGGGAAATACGGCGTATCGCAGCCAGATTCCTCAACAGCATATAAAAACTGATTCATTTCAAGGCCTTCAGTAACTTCATGCTATGCGATGCTAGGGGGGCTATTAACCCAATACCCTAGCGCCGAAAATGGTCTAAAATTTTGCTCGAAAGGTCGTTCCTCAAGCTTTTGGAACAGTTAAACAAGCCACGCACTGCTAATCTAATACAATATCGACCAATATTGCAAACTATCAGCAGCCAGTTATAACGACAGTTATTATTCAACGTTAGAGTGCTGTCTAGCACAATCAAAAGATTGCGATACAGCTCCATGTCGTACATCACACTCCGGGAAAGGTCCAGTGCGACCTTCCTCCCGAAACACCTAAACAGTTTTACCTGTCGGCCAAGGTGTAAGTTCGAGCACTCATGTAGTAAAATTTTTCACTATCAACAGCGTGTTGCTACCCATTATGGTAACGTG